AATCGTCCAAGCAGCTGAGCATTGATGAGCTGCTTAGAGCCATTGAATTACTCCAGACCCGCAACCCCGATGACGATAAATGGCGCAAGCGGTGTATGGCAGTAATAGGCGCATACCTACGTCGTTTGAACTACGCGGAGAATGCAGAAAGCATAAAGGCAGTTGCCTGCCGGGCATCTGGTTATGAGAACTTTAACAGCATACCAGTAAGCCGTCTTAGGCAGGTTTACTATGAATTTGCAAGGCGAAATAATACCTCCAGGCAGGTAGGCGCCGAGATTTCCAGAATAGAGCACGAGTTGTCAAACCTAAATTAAATGCTATGAACAACATTAAAACAAGAACGATTTCGCCTGCCGAGCGCAGCCGCGAAATTGTTAAGGGCGAAATTGCTGCGTTAAAGCAGCTAATTGAACATCGTAATAGGTGGCTAGCCATGCCGGAAAACCGCAAACGGCATACCTACGAAGCAGTGAAGCGGGATACAGAAGACATGATATGGCGATACAGGGAACTTGTATTTGAACTCGAAAGTTTGGAACCTTAAAATAAAAAAAATGGCAAAAACAAGAGAAAAAAAACTCGTGATACAAGGTGTTACGAGGGAGCAGGCAGATGATGCGTTTGCAGCATTTGCAGATGCAGACGCACGGCTGCAACAAATTACATCCCGAATGGATGTAGAGATAACCCGTGTGAGAGAAAAATACCAGGAAATCCTGGCGGAGCTGCAGCAGGTTAAGGATGATAAATTCGATATCCTTCAAGCCTACGCGACAGAGCAAAAAGGGGTGCTATTTAAGACTAAAAAGAGTATTGAAACTGTCCATGGTACCATGGGTTTCAGAATTGGTACGCCAAAATTGAAAACGCTTAAAGGGTTTACCTGGGGGGCAGTAACTCAGCTACTTAAGGAATTTCTGCCGCAATACGTGCGTATAACTGAGGAGCCGGCTAAGGATAAACTACTCGCCGATAGGGATAACACAGATATTTCGGAGCTATTTCCTAGGGTTGGAATTGTTGTTGACCAGGATGAAACCTTTTTTGTAGAGCCAAAAAAGGAAGAGGTTGACAGCCTGATACGATAGTTAGGAATAGATGGCATGGCATACCTGCCATGCCATTAAAACAACTTATAACCCCTAAGTAGATGATAGATTTAAAAAGCATTATAGATTCCAACTCAATTAATCCGAAGTTTCTGGATGAAAACAGAAGGGAGCTACATTACAGCAAAACAACATTATGCCCAGCATGTGGGGGCATTGGGAGCGAAGTTGTTATGGTGTTTGAAGGGCACACAAAAGGCTTATCCTCTGAATACAGGCATTGCAAATTCTGCGATGGCACAGGTAGAGTGCTTGTAGAAACAACCATAAAGTTTAAACCGTTCAAATTTCAAAAAAAATGAGAATCTACATAATTGGTAATAATGCCGAGGCTTTGGCTAAAAAGCTTTACGAAGATGGTCATATCCCCGTATTTTGTGAAGGATCAGTCGCTGAAAAGATAAAAAAAATAGTGGAGTGCGATGCAATAGCTTTTTTGCCTGGATTCGAGAATGATAATTTTACAAAAATAGCGATACTCGTAGGAAAAGCAGTTGGCTTAAATTATTACAATATTGAACATTACAAGTCAAAGATAAATGTAAACCTAATTCTCAACGAGGTGTTGCTGGAATATAGAATAGGAATGGATGAGCTGGTGTCAGATTGCAGAAAGCAGGAAATTTGCGATGCACGTAAAATTGCTGCAAAAATTATACGCGAAAATATAAAGCTTAGCCTTTCTCATATAGGTAATATTTTAGCGCGTGATCATGCAACGATTTTACTATCTATAAAAAACGCCAATATGCTTTTAGACGTTGATAGAAAGTTTAGTGAACATTATAATGCTGTTAATTCTCGGGTTTTAAACACTTTACTGTAAATAATATGAAAAGAACATATCAACTTGCAGTAGCCCTCGCACTATTTCTTTTAGTGCTGGAACTGACATACATAAACGCAAAGTCGCTGCTATACCTTGTAAGCGAATCAGGACTAGTTGACAAGGCATTTGCCATTATCGGTTCTATGGCCTTTAGCGTTGTTACTGTCCTGGTTATGCGTACCAGCTCATCAAAATGGATGCGGATTGCTTTCCCAGTTTTTGACACCCTGCTTGTATTTTGCGGTTTTAACTTAAAGTATGCCGATAACCTGCTTGGCAACCCGGTTGCATTCTACCTAACTATTTTTCTTGCAGTATTTACAGGGCTAATTATGTACAGCCTGGGCAGCATAGGCAGCAGACTTGCAGGAGAAAATCTGCAACATGCAGCAGAAAAGTTGCAGCCTGCAAGCATGCAGGAGCATTCTGCAAAAAAAACAATGCACGGCTTGCAGGTTATTGCAGAATCTAAAAAAACAATGCAGGTTTACAGGTGCAGCGTTTGCGGGCGCGAGTTTGCAACTGATGCATCCCGACGCAGCCACGAAGGACACTGTAGAAAAAATAATGTTAAAAAAATTGCACTATGAGAAGAGTTGCCACGCCTGCATACGAGATTAGCCAGGCGCACGATGAGATGCTTTGTGATATTTCACGAGCCTTCCTATTTGCTAAAGGTTTTACCTTTAGGTGTGATGTTGACGATGGGGTTAAGCTATCTGTATATACAAAAAAATTAACCCAGATTTATCTTTGCAGTATTTGCAACAATATGCAGAGGTGCAGGAAAATGTATTTGCACTAAAAAGTTGCAAGTTCATGTTGTTGCATAGTGGTAATATGCAACTTAGAGTTGCAGGCATTGCAGACTTAGAAAACTTGCTTTGTCTAATTGATAAGTACTTTAAAAAATGACAGGGATAAAAACAATAGCAATACTTGCAGGTGCAATAATCGTGCTTTTGGCAATAACAGCATCGATACTGTACTTGCTTCGCAAGCATATAAGGCCAGCAGTCTTCACACTGCAAAAGAATTGCTGCATACTTGTAAGCGATGGAAAGAAACCTATCTGTTTTGATAGCAGTAAAGCAGCTGCAGACTTTATTAAAAAGTGCAGTTTGACAGAAGTGAACTGGGAGGTATATACTATTTGTAATGGGAAGGTTATAAACCTGGGAAATTATAAGGATTTAAAGCAAATTGAGATATGAAAACATTTATTTTAACAATATCCAGGCAATTTCCGGCTAATCATCTAAGGTACGGACACGATACAAATTTTGTTAAAAAAATATTAAATAATTATGCCTGTAATAATAACGGATTAGGTAATAAAATTCACACTTGCAGGGCAAATTATAAATACTGGGAAAGAATTATTAACGAAGTTAATGCTGGAGATGCTATTTTATCGCTAAGGTATTGGAGTGATAAGCCATATAAATCAAAGCAGGTAGAAATAGTTACCTTTGATAAAGGTTCGGGTATAGGTTTACAGGAGCTTACATTTAAAAATAATTTACTTTACATGCCATTCGTTAATAATAAGCTTGTAAGTTTAGCCGAAATTTCGAAAAACGACGGCTTAAAAGTTAGCGAATTTATCTCCTGGTTTGAGAAATATGATTTATCATGTCCGATGGCTATCATACACTTTACAAAGTTTAGGTATGAATAATTCAATATTTGTGTTAAAATAAAATTAACTAATAAGGTAATTATGTTTAAAGAGTTGAAGCTAATTTTAATCGCAAGGCGATTGAAAGGGTTAAAAGTAACAAGTAAATGTAACGCAGAATTGAGGAAACAAAAAGTAATTTCTTCAGGAAAGGTTATGAAGGTGCTTGAATATATTCATGAAACAGCCGGAAAAATGCCGAAAATTCAAGTAAATAGCAAAACAATTGATACGGAAAGGAGGATGAAGGAAATCTACTACAAGCATGGGTTAAAAGGATTAAATTTATATATAAGCTACATCAGGCTTCGAACTCAAGTTGAGTTAAAAAAGCAGAAAAAAGCTTAACGGCTTATTAATTTTTATACTTTTGTTTAACTAAAAATCACAAACTATGAAAAGAACATTATTAATTATTGCCTTACTGGTTAGCATGTTGACATCGTGCTATAAAGATGAGGCAACTTACACGGTTCAAATAACCGGCTACACTCAGAAGTATAAAATTGACTATCGTGATCAGAACGGAGAGTGGATTGAAGACCTAACTGTAGATAAAGGCTTTGCCTTTTATGATGAATATACACACAACTGGAATCTTGACCTCGTTGTCGTTGCGCCTGATAGTGTTTTTGTTACCGTTTTAAAGCGCGGCGATTACATGGAAACCATAAAGGGTAAAGATACTCTGTATATTCATAAAACAATAAAATACTAGGTTTATAAATTGTTTAAAAGTCCTCCAAAAAATGGAGGATTTTTTTTAAATCTATTCTTAATTTTAAAAAAATAGTTAATAAATTTGCATTATGAACGAGCTGCATAACTATTTTCAGCAAAAGCCAAAAGTGCCTATGCGGAAGGGCAGAAGCAAAGAGCTATTGGCAAGCCGCGATGAAAAACTTGCTGCCCGATTTTTTTACTACTCTTATATAAAAAAAATTAGCTATAAAGACACTATTAACTCGCTCGTTGTCGAATTTGACATTTGCGAGCGTGTTGTAATTGAACGTTTAAAGGCCAACCAGGCTATACTTGATGAGCTCTTTGCCGAAAAGCCTCAACTAGCTAAGTTAAAGCGCAAAATTCCGCATTTTGTATGGTAAGGCCAATTTACAACGCCAACGACCGAATTTTAATAAGGTTAGATACTCTTTACGGCCAAATTTTGCTATTGAAGTTGTCCCTTAAAAAGTTAGCGCGGGAAATTGAGCCCGCTACTCTTCAAAGGTTGTTTCGTAAACCACATCAACAACCTTAATGCCTACAAAGCGGCGGTCGGGTGTCATTGCCCGGCGGCTGAAGTTTGAAAACTCACTTGTTGAGTATCCCTGAAGCGCAGTATGCGCTTTTTCTATTGTATCGAAAAGCAGAAGTCCCGCATTGCGCTTTGCGGATGAGGCCAAACTATCGGTATTGTTTTGCTGCTGAAAAGCAAATTTGAGCGTTACACGCGCCTCCACTTGCTGGGTTGTGTCGCTTTCATCCTCGCAGCTGGTGTAATCAATATCGATAAGACAACAGGGGAAAAGAACCGACGGGCGTTGGTCATTTTCAAGCGTTTCGAGTTGTCCCATTTCGAAATCAACCATTTTAATTTCGGGAACTTGCGAAGTAATTCGCTCAAGAATTGTGTTGTAGAGTGCTTTCATTTCTTTTGTTATTAAGTTTAAAATAGGTTTCCAAAGGCTTTCCGGAACGCGTCCATAAGTTTATCATTAAGTAGGTTCGAATGACCCATGAACTGGCGCTTTGGCAGCTTAATGGTAAGCGTTTGCTTTTTGGTTAGCGCGAGGCCTTTCCAGTAGTCCTCCTTAGTTTTATAGTTCATTGCCCAAGCAAATTTTCGCATTTGTGGGGTAACAGGAATGTTGATTATTTCGCCCTCGTTGTGTGGCTTTGCATACGGCACTTTAGTGCTACCCGCCGATATGCGGACACGCTCCTCTGTAACAACGGATGGCTTAACCGAGGCCATAAGGGCACCGGAGCGCACCATAAGCGATCCGCGTTTTACTGGCTTTGCCGTATCAAGCCATGGCTTGCCGTCAACATCAACCTTAAGAGAGAAACGCTCCTTGTAGAACTCGGTGGCATTCTCGGCAATAATGCGGGGAACAGCACGCCTGGCAAAATCGGTGTCGAGCCTTTTAAAAAAATTGTCTAAATCCTTGAATGTTGCCATATTATGTTGTATATTTGTAGTTAATCAAGATTGTCCTTGCGGTTAATCTGGAGTTAACCCTGACGGGCGTTGGGGACAAAAAGAGGCTGAATGCAGCGTAAGGACAATTTAACCCGTAGGGAGTAGCGTTTAAAACGCTACTCTTTGTTTTTAATAAGCAGCCCTCTTCTGTACATCCAGCGGGGGTTATGTAGCTTATCCTTCACCTTGGACTCAACCGCAATTTTAAACCAGGTATTAACCTCGTAAACTTTACCCTCATTAACCCGACATATTGCCGCTAAGGCGTAATCCTTGTAATACTTTATTAGAACGAAATTATCGTATCTACCCTTGATATAATCGTTAAGCCAAACCTCGTCGGGGTTAGCAATTATATCCTTTAAGCTGTTTAAGTACTCAACCCTATCCGCTTTTTTCCCTAAGGTGTGTTTTTTAAACGTTTTTTCGGTCATAAAAACGGAGCGGTTCTGGTAGTCGTTGAAGGTTATAAGCCCCTTTTTTGCGTTGGCTTTAAACCATTTGTCGGCCGTGCCAGCGTAAGGAGTAAACAAATCGGTGGCTTTCGCCATTCGCTTGCCAATTTCGTCGAGCCCCCAATCGTTATAGAATAGGTTTTTAAGCAACTTCGACGCCTTATCAGGGAATTTGTTTATATACATCTGGTTTTTGGTGAAAACCTGCCCAAGTATGGCCCTATTAACGTCGAATCCTTGAGCCGCATTTTTTTTCCACTCAGGGGTTTTAAAGTACTCGTCAACCGTTTTTCTATTCTCCGCAAATTTAGATACATCAACCTCGCTGGCCATACGCGGAACAATGTAGCAACGGCATTTCCAGCCATTTGGCGGCCATATCTTATTCCATCTCGGATCGTTGGCCGGTAAAATAAGCCCATTTAATGTGCGGTGCTCTGGTCTTACCTTATTATCACCTACGGTTCTGTACTCCCAGTAAGGGAATATATCTGTTTGCTGAGCCAGGCGATGAAATAAAGCGCTACTTTCTGCCGTTAAGTATGCAGTTTCGTACTCCGTTTGTAGCCAAGTTTTATTGAAAACCTCAGTAACCCCTTCGGCCTTTTTCCTAAAGTCCTCGAAACTGGTTGAGCCGCGCCAAAGTTCGTTTAATTTCTGAACTTGAGTTAAAGTTTTGGCCGCGCTGAAATGAAATAGGTTGAGTTCCATGGCTGTTTTAAGCGCATCGGGCTCGAAGCCATACTCAAAATCGATAAATTTTTTAGCGGCAAAACCCTTTGTTAAGCCATCTTTTAGGGCATTGGCCGTAAAGGTATAAAGTTCGGCATCGAAATAGGAAGCCTCGCCAGCTACAACGCGCCTAAGTAACGCCTCGGTGTTGAACTCGCCCAGATTATCTGCTAGGTTACTCTGATGGATGCCACCACAAGTCGGACAAGAGTGGTTTATCTTTGCCCCCTTGCCGGGGGCTGGGTCGAAAAAACTTAAAACCCTTTCCCAGAAAGATAGCTGTTCAGGTGATGGGCCGGATTGTTTTACCTCCTCTGATGCTGGTTTTGCCTCCTGTTTTCTGCTAACCTTGCCTTTTGGCTTTGGAACCCCATATGTTTCGTAAAAGTAATCATCATCAATATCAATGCCAATCTCATTTTTAAGTTTAATGTCAATTTCTAACCGCTCGCCGGTTTTGAGGTTTTCGCCAGCCTCCGGAAAATAAAAGAAGCCGCCGCTAACCGGAAAACCTCGCTTTTCCAACCTTGGCAATAACTCCTTGTTAAGAACACGCTGAACAAACCGCCTATCCGACTTATTAATTCCCTCTTCCACCTCCTTGTGTGTTTCGGACTGCGATTTTGAGGAGCCGTTTTGCGTGGTCATTGTTTGGCCAAGTATGCCAATAAGTATCTCCTCGTTGCAGGCATTCTTAAAGTCCTTGTATAGCGAGTTAGCCGTGTAGGAGCTGTCGTCTTTTGTCTCAATATCTGCGCTTTTAGGCACAACAGCCCAACGAGCGGAGCCAGCATTTGTGAAAAGATCTGTTAGAATTCTACGGGTTTCATCGTCGCCCATGTCATACTTTCCAATCCTGTCGGGCATACCAAAAAGCTCAACGAATTGAGCCCAATCGTTGAATCCGCCACGCTTATAAATTGCGAATGGAGCGGCCTTGAGTATTAAACCTAAGTTCTTGTCGTTGCCAACCTCAAGGAAGAAATCGTCGTTGCGGTAGGGAAATCCAAATTCGTCATTTTCATTTTTAACAATTACCCCTAAATCAGTGCGGATATGTTTTCGCGGTATGTTGAAGCCTTTCAGCCCATTTGTAAAATCGAGTTCCATCACCGTTTTTCCCCAGAACTTTACGTTCATAATTTCGGTTAAAATCTCCTCGAACTCTGGAGTATCCATAAGGGTATCAATCTCGGGCTCGTTGGTATCGTTCCGAGTAAAGGCTAAATCGGCGTTGGTTATTGCCATTATGCGCTTTTCGATTGCGGACGATAGAACATTATCGAGCAGCAAGTCCTCGTAAAGGTCGTAAAGTTTAGCCCGCTTGCCCTTGTCGGCTGCTTTAAGCGCACTACGCCAAGAATCAATATCGGTAACGCTTCGGTTATTCGGCCTAACTACGAGCTGGTTGATAACAATTCCTTTTGACTCGCTGTTGTTTACGGTTGTTTTTTTTGCCATTTAAATATAGTTTAAAATAAGTTTAAAAACGGAGACCTCTTTTTTGATTGCTACCCCACATTATACGGGCGGGCTTTTCGTCCGATGCCACACGGCGGGGAAGGTCGGGGACAACATCTCCTTTCATAACAGCCTTGAGCCAGGCCACAGCCCTCTCGTAACGAGCCTTGCGAAACTCCACATCGGCCTGATAGTTGCTTAAAGTCATAAAGTGCCAAACGGCAATATCCTTTATAAACGTTAGCAATAGAGTGTTGCGATTTGAGCCAGTAGCCGAGAAAATTGCTGAAATATCAAAATCGTTTAAGTAGCCTTTAGCCTCGGATACGGCAGAATCTATTGCACTCTCCACAATAGTATCGTCGCTCTCGGTTATGATGTCGATATTATCGACGCTCATGTGTGTTTTTAGCTCTTCTTTGGTTGTGAACATATTAGTAACGTTTAGAATTTCGAGCCATAGGCCCTACAAAAATATCGCTGTGGCTAATTGCCAGACGTTTTGAGTTTAAAATCCAAACACCACCTTCTACACCGTCGGGGCCGTCGATGTGGGATGACAACTGCGGGTCAACAGCCTTAAATTGCTCCTCTAACCGTTGCATATTTAGATTGTTTTTCTCGGCGATGTTGAAAATTAACTTACCCTGCCTGTTAAGCGGCTCAAGATTTCCCTCAACGCGGGCAAACTTATCGGGCTTTTTGCGATCGTCGGGCGTTAGGAATACATAATGGTTTCGCTTTTTGCCCTGCTCAAGAATTAACGGCTGTAAAACCTGCTCGTAAAATGGGTCTTGCAGCGAGTTGTTCTCCACATACCTGTAAATCTGGGTTTTATCCTTGACATAATCCTCAAGGTCGTAGAACCACTCAATAAATCGGGTATTGGTGGCGCGGTCGAGAAAGCAGTTTATAATATAAAATTTTCCCTCTAACTCGCCCAGCAGGCCTACAAACTTGTAGCTACCGTCCTTATTCTCCTTATTGCTTGGCGCGGGGTCGCCATAAAGAACTAGGTACTTAAACTTGTGCAAAGGTGGCACAACATCCCAACGAACTTCCTTGAATACGGAACCCTCCGTAATTGGATTGTTGAAAAACTCCTTTTGTGCAGATGAGTAGCTAATTAGAGAAAGAAATAAGTCAATATCGGTCTCGCTGTTCTTGCTTGGCCAAACAGATTTGCCATTCTTATCGCGAATGTTAATAATATCGGCGTGCATGGCCTTTTTTATTGCCCTGGTAATGCAGCAATCCTTTGCAATTATATTACCGTTGAATAAAATGCGGTAGTTTCCCGAAATTGACACGGTTGGAAAAAGAGCCTGCTCAAGCCATTTCCATTTTTGGTCAATAATTTTTGCGTTGCGGCACTCCTCGTCGGTGTCGAAGTCGTCAATAATTAACATATCCACGCGTAAATCCTCGTTGCGAGTACCGCGGGGACTTTGCCCAGCGCCCAGGGCTCGGAAGGAAACGCCTTTTTTTGTTATAAACTCGCCTATTTCCCAATGCCCTATTTGAAGCTGCTCGCCGTAGTCGTTAATAATACGGGCGTTGCTCTCAAGGTTTATCTGAAAAGGCGTTAAAAGCCTTACGGCATTATCCCATGAGTTTGAAACAAGAAGAACATTTCGAACCTCATCTGTTGCTAATGCGAGGTAAAGCGTTTCGAACATAGAGCGTACGGACTTTGCCAACTCCCGACTCCACGCTCTAACCTCATACCAACGCTTATTTTTCAGTAGCCTTTTTGTTGCTTTAGTTTGAAATTGCGCAGGAGTACATTTGTAGTAATTCGGAAAGTAGTACTTAAACCAATCCTCAGGGTTTTCTTCGAGTTTGGCAATGCGTTTGGCCTTTTCGACTTCAGTTTCGTTAAAATCAACAACAGTGGACTTTATCAGGTTATCCCTAAACTCCTCCCACGCAATAAGTGCCTGCCTATCGGTTAACTTTACCATACTACCGCTTTAGCTGATCCTTTATGAACAAGTCCATATAATTTGCAAAATCCTTAGCCTTTTCCAAATCAACAGGGCGAAGCCAGTTCAGAAATTTTTTTGAAACGCTTATAATGTCAGAAATTGAGGCCTCTGTTTCCAAGTTTTTTGCCGAAGCCGTTAACTTGGCTAGCGTATCACCTTCTTTTGAGTTAGCATATCGCTTTCCAGGCTCGCGTTGTGAAATTGCAATATTTAACTCGTCGATTTGCTCGTATATACGCCGCAACTGTTCCTCCTTTGTAATGATGAGACTTTGCCGAAGTCTTTTCCAGTCCTCGGTGTTAACCCACTTAGAGATGGTTTTTTCTGAAACTTCTACCCTGGCACATATTTCTTTCTGGGTTAGCCTCTCGTTTATGAATAGTAGCTTCGCTAATTCCTTTTTTTGGTCGTTTTTCATGCCACCACTTTTAAAGCAAAACTACATTATTTAAGGGATGTAACGGAAATCAAAAATCAATAAAGATGAAATAATGGCATATAGTAGTGCCATTTTAGCACTTTAATAAAACATAAATTTTTATAGGTGCTACGGGCACTTTAGATTTGTATGACTAAAGTAAACGCATAGACTAACGCATATGGCAAAAACTTTTACCCTTGCTGACGAATCATTAAACTCATACGGATTTTGGTTAGTCATGGATGGCTGCGATTTGAAGCAATTCAAAAAAAACCCAGTGATGCTATGGATGCACATGCGGGCATGGAGAGGTTCCAAGGATGAGGTTCTGCCGATCGGACGTTGGGAAAATATACGTATTGAGGATGGAAAGTTGTTGGCTGATGCGGTATTTGACGAGAACGACGAATTTGCCCTGGCAATAGCCGACAAGGTCGAGAATGACTTTCTGAAAATGGCCAGTGTGGGCATAACCGTTATAAATACAAGTAACGACCCTAAAAGCTTAAAGCCAGGCCAATACAGAGAAACGGTAACTAAGTGGAAGCCACGCGAAGCCTCAATTGTTGACATTGGCGCGAATGATAACGCCCTTTCTATGGCATTTTACGACGAGGGAGGAAACCCCCTAGAATTAAAGGAGGGCGACGTTGAACTGCCAGTACGTCTTTTACAACAAAACAACAATACTAACCAAAACGAAACGCAGATGAAGAAAACGCTTATGCTGGTTTCTCTTCCTGAAAATGCTACCGACGAGCAATTGGCGGAAAAGGTGCAGGAATTGATGAGCCAAAAAACAAAGGCCGAAGCCGACAAAGCCGAAGCCGAGCGCAAGTACAAAGAACTAAGCGACAAGTTAGCGTCCGAAAAAAAGGCAGAGGCCACCAGCCTTATTGATGCCGCAATTAAGGATGGCCGCTTGAGCGCCGATGTAAAACCCCAGTGGGAAAAGTTCTTTGACACCGATCACGAAGCCGCAAAGGTAACCCTCTCAAGTATTCAGAAACGACAAAAAGTTTCTGAGGAACTAAGCGATGCCGAAAAGTCCGAATACTCCAAGCTCGAAAAAATGAGCTGGGATGAATTGGACAAGTCCCAAAAACTTTCTCTTGTAAAGGAAAAATACTGGGATTTGTACGAGGAGAAGTTCGAGGCTAAATACGGTAAAAAGCCCGTTAAAAAGTAAAAACTAAACCGAAACAATACGATGACCTACATCAAAAAAAACTCCGACGGCTCATCTAACTCGTTTAACTTTAAGGCTCCTGCTGGGGCTGTAAACCAAGAGAACGAGGTGCTTTTCCCATTTACCGAAAAGCAGGAGCCCGCGTATGCCGCAATGATTGCGGCAACTGTTAAGCAAATGGATACATTTATCCAACCTGCCCAACTCACTGGCAACGCCACTTTAAACTTAACCATTGACAGTCAGGTTACGCCTGGCGCAAAGGTTCATTTAAAATTGGCCGCAGACAATACTGGCAGAACAGTTGCCTTGGGCACTGGTTTTGATGCCGCTGCTGCCGATGTTGTAGTTCCTGCAACCAAGGTTGTGTTCTTAACCTTTATTTACGATGGCGCCGCTTTTGTTCCCGTGGTTGATATCAACTACGTAAACTCTTTGATTGCCGCGCTAGATGCAAGGGTAACTGCGCTTGAAGGTGCTTAACCTATAAACAATAATCAATATGAAGACACTAAAAATCTTATTCTTAATTCTTGGCACGTTAGTTTTTAACGTGGCAATGGCTGTGGGCATTGCGCCCGCTTTGGAACTTACTCCCGTCGCAATTTTTAAAGGATTGCTTGGGATTGAAGCAGTAGTATCGTTTCTCCCTATGCCTAAAGGAGTGCTAGGAATGGCAATTCAAAAGGAGATTTGGATAGGCGATATTGTTGCCAACCTATTTAAGGCAAATCCGCACTTAAATTATGCGATGAACGCCGACCAATTCGTGCTGGCGGGCAAAGTAGTGCATATACCAAACGCGGGAAACAAGCCGGGCGTAAAAAGAAATAGGACAAATTTACCAGCTTCAGTTACTATAAGGGAAGACGTTGACATAACCTTTAGCCTGGACGAGTACACCACCGACCCTATTCTTATTACAAATGCCGAGCAGTACGAGACTAGCTACGATAAACGCTTAAGCGTTACATCTGAGCAGAGCAACGCACTTGCCGAGCTAGTCGGCGATTGGTTCTTCTACTACTGGGCTCCTAGTGCAGCAACTAACATTATTAGAACCACCGGTTCAAGCGTAACTGCGCATGTTGGAACTGGTAGTCGTAAGAAGTTAACCGTAGCCGATGTAAAGAAGGCACAGCTTACCATGAACAAGCAGCTTATTGGCTCCCAAGATCGGTATGCACAGCTTGACGCCGATATGTATGACCAGCTGCTGGACGATATGACTGCTACCCAATACAGGGATTTCAGCGCACAGCTGAACCCCGCAGAGGGAACAGTTGGCAAGCTGTATGGCTTTACCTTCCTACCTCCTCGTCCTAGCGTGCTTTCTTACACCAACGATACCACACCTGCGGTAAAAGCCCCGGATGCCGCATCGGCGGCTACCGATAATGCAGCCGGACTTTTCTGGCAGAAGGATATGGTTATCCGTGCGCTGGGTACTCAAGAATTTTATGAGAACGAAGGTGACGCCACTTACTTCGGCGATATTTACTCAGCGCTGTTAAGAGCTGGCGGACGTAAGAAACGCAACGATGGTAAAGGCGTTATTGCCCTTGTTCAAGCATCGGTGTAGTATAGCATAAACCAACCTCCGAAAAATCCTCCCGAAAGTGAAAACGAGTAGGGAGGGTTTAATAAAAGCAAGAAAATGGCAAAACTACAGTACCTAATAATTCATTGCACCGATACACCCGCAGGTCGCGAAATATCCTCGGCTGTTATACGCCAGTGGCATTTAGTTGAGCGCGGTTGGAAACAGGTAGGTTATTCCGACATGATTCACATTAACGGCGGTATTGAGAGCCTTGTTGACAACAATAACGACGATACGGTTGACCCCTGGGAAATTACCAACGGAGTTGCAGGGAAAAATGCGGTAAGCAGGCACATTGTTTATGTTGGTGGAAAAGGTGGCGACACTAGAACCATTGCCCAAAAAGGCGCTATGATGGCTTTTGTTCGTGAATTTGTAAAGAAACACCCGGGAGTAAAAGTTGCAGGGCATTACCAATTCGCCGCTAATAAGACGTGTCCGTCATTCGATGTTCCGCAATGGCTACGTTCTATCGGAATCCCTGAACTAAACATCTACCAGCCATGAGCGACATTATATTAGGCATACTGGCAGCTGGAGGTACTGGTTTTGTGTCGGCACTTGTGGCTTGGATTTTTGCCCGCCGTAAAAATGCTGCAGAGACAAGGCAAGCAGAAGCTCAGGCAGACATTACAGAGCTGGATAGAGTTGAGCAGGCAATTACAATTTGGCGTAAAATGGCTGAAGATTTAAATGCAAAAGTTCAGAATTTAAGCGATGAGAATAAGAAGCTTATTCTTGAGCTTAAAAAAGTTCGCAAAACCAACGAGATGATAATAAATGCGCTTAAATCAATTACACCCGAGAATGTGCATAAAGTTGTTGACGAATTGCAAAAAAACATTGAAAGTGAGAAGTAAACTATTAACCACACTAGTCATATTAACCATAATACCCGGTTGCAACCGTAAGGTAGTTACCCCAACGGTAACACTACACGATAGCACAAGCACAAATGTTAAGGTGGTTAAGGAGATTAAAGAAGTACAGCTACCGCCCGATAGTGCCTGGCTTAAAGCGTTTCTTATGTGCGATAGCATTGGCAATGTTTACCTTACACAGATTGAAAGTTTGCAGGGCGAAAGGGTTATCCAGAACCTGAACTTAGACAATAACACGCTAAACGTAAAAGCAACTGATACGGGAAGAAAAACCGAGAAACTTGAAAAAACCGATAGCGTTGCAACTGTTTACCGCGAAAAGCCTGTAAAAGTACCCTACCCTATTTATACCAACGGATTAACCCAGTGGCAAATATTTCAGATATGGCTTGGACGTATTGCCGCTGTTGCACTTTTTGCTTTTGTCGCTTACAAATGCTTTAAAGGCAAATTAAGTATTATTTCAAAGTTGTTTAACTCTAAATCTAAATTATAAGGAAATGGCAGAAAAAAGAAGCATAGGACTAGCGTCCTTAAAAATTGGCGATATCGCTGTGGATGGCGGTATGGGAACATCTCTCGCAGCTGTTGGTGTTACCTACAAGGATTCCTGCGAACTTATGCAGGATGATGCTGAGGTTACCGACATTGAATGTGAGGAAAACGACGATCCTGTTGAAAGCATTGAGAAGCTTGGCAAGCGAACCCTTAAATGGAGCATTATGGACTACACTCCAGACACCCTGGTTAAGGTTCTTGGCGGAACCGTAACCGGTGAGGGAACTGAATTGGACCCTAAAGTATGGAATGCTCCCACAACATCGCCATCACTCGAGAAATCGATAGAGTTGATTTCGAAATCCGGCGTAAAATTCAAGATTCCCCGCGCAAAAATCATGGCAAAGCTGAACGCCAAAGTAGTTAAAAATGGCGTAGCACTTGTTGATGTAACCGCAACAATTCTCACACCTACCAAGGCAAACACATCTCCAATAATGATTTCGGAAGAATAATGGTATATGGATGAACAAAAGGTACAGCAGCAAGCCGCCGATACCATTCTGGAAAGGGGCGTAAGGTTTCAAATCCCCGCCCCTTTTTATTTAAGGGTTATCGGAAAAAAAACGGTAGATATAACCATTTACCGACCGAAGATGGGAACTCTCATTGCCATGAGTGGGATTAGTGCAGATTTAAATGCAGGTTTGGATAAGCTGAATGAAGGCTCGTTTCAGGAGGCTTACTCCCTGGTGGAATTATATGGCGATAAAATACTCAGATGGATTGCTACTGCCATAATAAACAACAGGACAATATCTGATAAAAAGTGTAACGCGCTAGCCAATAAGCTAAAGTGGCGGCTCGATGCCAACAAAACGGCAGCTCTATTTATGACTATTGTGCTGCTTGGGGGGGTGAAGGATTTTACGAATACTATCAGATTGTTCAACTCGATAAATCTTCTGGAGAGGAAGACGGAGGAGAACCTGAGTCCGAGCGTAAAGGGGAGTTAAAAGGCCGAACCGAAGGCCTTCATAGCCCCTGGGGAACAATTTGGAGCATAGCAACAGCTACGGGCTGGACGTTGGATTACATAATATGGGATATTAGCTGGACAAATTTGCAAATGATGATTGCCGATGCACCGCGCTACACCACCGAACAAAAGAAAAAGGAAATAAAAACCGCAGAGGAAGCTAGGAAATTCTTAAAAGTATGAGCACACAAAAGCTAGGCCCTGTTGACGTTGAATTCGTGCTTAAGAATGTAAACTTTAAGCAGGAAGCGGGAAAGATGCGCGCAGAGATTAGCGGAATTAGCCAAACGGCTAAACGCGAGGTTGACGAAACCAACAAGATAATGCGCACTCTTGGGGCTGGCCTAGGTGCTTACTTCTCATTTCAGGCAATTAAGGGATTTGGCCAGGAGCTTATAAACGTAAGGGGCGAATTTCAGCAAATGGGTATTGCCCTTGAAACGATGCTGGGCAATAAGGATAAAGCCGATAGGCTAATGAGCCAAGTTGTTGAACTTTCCGCAAAAACCCCGTTTTCGTTAACCCAGGTAGGACAGGCGGCGAAGCAGCTGCTGGCTTACCAGGTTGCCCAGGAAGATGTTATTGATACAACCACAAGATTAGGTAATGTGGCTGCAGGTCTAAGTGTTCCATTGGATAGGTTGATTATGGCTTACGGGCAGGTTAAGGCCAAGGGAAAGCTGATGGGCGATGACCTCCGCCAATTTACCGAAGCTGGTATTCCTATGGTTAGCGAGTTAGCCAACGCCTTCGGAGTTACTCAGGCTGAAGTTTATAAGCTGGTTGAAACCGGTAAAGTAGGCTTTGAGGACGTACAAATGGTTATAAAGAACCTTACCGACGAGGGCGGGATGTTCTTTAACCTTATGGAAAAGCAAAGCAAAAGTTTAACCGGCATGATAAGCAATCTTGGCGATGCGTGGGATAGGATGCTGAATGAAATTGGCACTAGTAATGAGGGGGTTTTAGCTGGAAGTATTAAGGGTTTAACCAACCTGGTTGAGAATTACGAAAAGGTAGTTGACGTAATCAAGATAATTGCCGTAACATACGGAGCATATAAGGCCGCTGTTGTGGCCTCCACGATTGCCACCAACGGCCTAACAATTGCGGAAAACCTACACTATGCCGCCCTAGTTATAGCGGAGAAAGCGCAAAAGTTACTAAATATTACATCGCTTGCTAACCCTTATGTGGCGTTGGCAACCGCATTGACAGCAGTAGTTGGAGGTTTAGTAATTTATTCTAAATGGACAAACGATATATCAGAAAAGTCTAAGGTTTTAAGCGAGGTAACCTCTGATGTCAACTTACAGCTTGAAAACGAAAACTCACAACTTGAAGTATATAAGAGGAGAATTGAGCAAACTAACCCAGGCTCAAAGGAAAGGGTTAGGCTTGTAAAGGAACTTAACGAGAGGTATCCTGATTTACTGAGTAATGTTGACGCCGAAAACTCATCTGTTGAAACGCTTACAAGTACATTTAATTCCTACATAGCAAACCTAGAAAAAACCATAAGGCTAAAAACGCTCGAGAGTAAACTTACTGATGTAATTAATGAAAAACAAAATTTAGAAAGTCAGTATAGGGAAAAGGCTATTAGCGCAAATGAACGCTATGAGAAAAGTTTAAGGCTTGATGAGCGTAGGAATGTGCTTATAGAGGAATTACAATATCAGAAGGATTTAGTTGATTACGGGCAAACAAATGCCGATCTGCTAAAGGAAAAGCGTAAACTTGAAGAAGAAATTGCCAACATCCCTACAATTGCAAACGAGTTACGCGTTAAGCCACAGACCTTTGAGGAATTTAAAGAAATGCAGTTACAGCTGGCTAAGGCCGCTGCAGATGCAGGAAGGCCATTTAAACAGAGTTTAAAGGATATTGAAGCAGCATATAATGATTATGTAAAATCGTTATCAGATACAAATAATGACTATGATGCAAAAGTAAACAGGATACAAGAGATTAACAACCTGTTAAAGAAAAGCGAAAGTTCAGATAATGAGAGAAAGTTGAGAACAGTTGACGTTATAGATGCAGAAATAAAGAAGCTGAAAGACGATCAACAAGCCCTTTCCGACACCGCAAAAAAATGGGAGGAGTACCAAAAAAGAATTGATAAGCTAACTAGGGAGCGTGAAGGCATTACAGGTACAAAAAAGGACGATAAGGTAACCGGAAAGGTTGGGGTTTGGGAAGAAAAGGAAGCACTTGAAAAGGATTTGCAGGATTTTGCCACCTACCAGGATAGGCGGCTTGCAATTATTGAAAAGTACAGCAAATCGCGTAAACGGTTACAAAAAGAGGGCTATTACGATCAGGCGGCAGAGGCATCAGAACGGATGCAGAAAGAGCTGGACGAGCTGGATGCGGCACAATTTAAAAAATCGGAATCATACCGATGGGTTTACGATAACATCGAAAATATGGGGCGAAAGGCTCTACAGAATTACATTGCCCGCCTAAAAGCCGAAATTGATGCTTACAAGGGGAGTGAAGAGGTAAAGTTGGAGCTTACCAAAAAACTTGCCGAGGCAGAGGAAAAACAAAAGCTATTTATTCCAGATAGGCTCCGTGATTCAGCAGCTATTTTAACTGACATGAGCGAAGTTGCAGGCGTGTTCAACGCCGAGCTTGCCGAAAGCATAAAAATGGCAGCAGACCTGGCTGGCAATTTGGCCAATGCTCTTGCGCAATTTGCTGCTGGTAATGTTGTGGGTGGTGTTGTGGGTATTGCTGCAACATTTGCACAGGTTGCTACTAAAATTGTGGATGATTTTAAGCAGGGAAGCGAATCGGCAAAACAGGCAAGGGAGGACATGCTTAGCTTTATGCAAAGCTATCAGCTAATGCTTTTAACACTTCGCAATGAGGATTATGAGGACGTTTTTGGGGTTAGAGCAATAGAAAAGGCTTCGAATGCCTGGGCAATAGCGCTTGAAGCCTTAGAGGCTTATAATAAAGTAATAAATAAAAGCACACAAACAGACACTATACGTAACTTACTTGGCAGTAATGTTTTAAAATTCGACACGGACCTCGAAAACATGCGGATAAAGGTAAAAGATTATGGCAAAATGGCCGAGGCGTTTGGTAAAAATGACAAGTATAAGAGCTTAAAAGATTTAGCACCGCAGCTATGGAACGATGGGGTTTTCGATACCGAGGCGGCAAAACTTTTTCTTGATACAAATAAGCAGCTAACAAAAGAGCAAAGAGCGCAGATACAAAATGCAATAGACCTGAAAGAGCGTTACGATGAGGCTATGGCAGCCGTGCGAGAAGAAATTGAGAGCACGTATGGTAGCCTGGGAACGGAAATAACCGATAGCCTTGTTAACGCTCTCGAAAATGGGGCAAATGCCTGGGAAGATTTCTACAATGCAGGAGCAGACAGTCTTGAGGGATTGGGTAAAAAGATTGCCTATGAACTCTTTTTTGCAGGAAAGTTTGATCAGCTACAGAAACAGCTAGAGCAGACTTACAAATTAACAGATGCACAGCAGGTTGCAAATGCACAAATGAATATTCTTGAGAATTTCTTCGCGAACATAAATGGCGACATGCAGCTTGCGCAGGAGTGGATGGAGGAATGGCAAAGAAAGGCCGGTGAGGCAGGTTTTGATCTATGGACTTCGGGAAGCGAATCCGCTGGCGGTTTATCCGGAGCAATTAGCGGGATGAGCCAGGAAACCGCTGACCTTATGGCCGGACAACTTGGAGCGATGCGCATACACCTAGCCGACATTGCCAGCGTTGTAACCGGAGGATTTAATTCAAATTTGAATATTAATACAACGGAATTAGAGTATTCGTTCGGGTTAGGTCTAAATGCTATTAATAATGGGATTACTCGTTCGAATGAGTATCTCATGCAGATTGAACAGAACACGCGTACAATAAATGACATAAAAGCACTAATAAGCAAAGGAATTTTAGTAAGAGAGCAAAATGGTTTTACCGACTTATTTCGCGACATACGAATAACAGGGAGATAGCATGAATTTGGCTGGTAGATTTACAATAGATGGGTATGGCCTTTACGAGACCTTCGGGGTTGTAGTGCAGGAGGCTAACGGACTTGATATGCTTCCGAAGGTAAAAAAAAGGGATGAATTTAATTGGCCGGAGGAGAGTGGAGTAGATATTGATACCACTACCGACCTAACATTTGAAGCTCAGGATATAACCCTTGACTGCTATGTTCAGGAAAGCTCCTACTCCGATGCCATTAAGCGAATTAACGGTGTAATTAAACTGCTATCTGGCGATGGCTTACATTTGCTGGGTAGCCAGCTGAGGCAAAGGCTTTACCCTGTTCTACTAGAGGAAATTACGGGATACAAGCGTATAACCCCCGCCAGCGCATCGGCAGTTTACTTACAATTTACGCTAAAACTTCGTTGCCCGATGCCTGAAACCAGAATGGGAAGCGCAACTGTGGAGGCATCTGGTGAGATTTCTTTAGTAGTGCCAACTGGTAAGGACTTTACCGTGTGGTGGGGCGATGGTGCTGTTAACGAGAATACGTTATCACACACCTATGCTGAAGCGGGAACCTACACCGTATTAATAGCTGGCACCGGGGTAAAATTTGCTAATATAACGGGTACTGGAGTAACAATAAACTCGGAAACAAAACAAAATCCATGATAATATATAACTCTGCGGGAGAGGAAATATTAAAGGTTCGTCCCGATGATGGCGATAGGTGCACTAAAAAGGTTATGGGCGAAAATACCGTTAGCCTTACGGTGAAGCGTTCGTCAGCATTCTCATTTCAGGTTGGTGACTACCTTATGTTTGCGGGAGAAAAGTACACTTTAAACATCCTCCCAACAGTAAAAAAAGAAAATGCCTTTACATTTGTTTACGACCTTTTATTTGAAGGGTTAGAGTATGAATTACGCAAAGTTCATATGCTCTACTACACAGCAAATCTGGTATATGCCGGAGGTTCTGACTTTAGTTTGATGGGCGATGCGGAGTTACAAGCTAGGGTAATTGTTGAAAACATGAACAGGGTGCAGAGTGGGTGGACACTCGGCTCTGTAGTTATCACCGGGGCAAAGAACCTAACCTACTCTGGCAATAACTGTCTTGAGGCCATTACACGAATTGCCGAGGAGTTTGGTACAGAATACTGGATAGGCTCTAATAAAACAATCAACATAGGTAAGCGGGGAGATGTCCTGCCAGTTAACTTCCAGTATGGAAAGAATAATGGGCTTTACAGCATACATCGCACAAACGTTAGCTCGAAGGATATAGTTACCAGGCTATACCCTTTCGGTAGCGAGCAAAATCTGCCTAAAGGCTACCGTAACAACTCCAAGAGATTACAAATTAATGGAGATTATATAGAAGCCAACACTTTGCTATATGGCATAATTGAAAGTTCACAAACATTCGATGAAATAAAGCCTGAACGCATCGGGGCTATAACTGCTGTTAATGTAGATAATGTTCTTGAGTTCAGCGATTCTGCGATGAACTTCGACCTTAACGAAACAGATGCTGGAGGTAACACTATTTACCTAATACCCGGCACAACTGCGAAAATACATTTTCAAACTGGAGACTTGGCGGGCTACGAGTTTGAGCTATCATCATACAATCATAGCACCAAAACCTTCATTCTTAAAAAATTTGTAGATGAGGTAGCATACGAGTTGCCCAATTCCACGCTAAAGCCCAGGGTGGGCGATAATTACATCATTCTGGACATCTACATGCCGCAGGAGTACGTTGATAATGCGGAAGCCAGACTACTTGCAAAGGCACAGGAATCGCTCCTTCAAAATAGTGTTCCAAACGTTGCCTATAAGGTGGAGGCGGATCCGCTATTTATAAAAAAGCTGGAGTTAACGTATAAAGCAGGCGATTATGTGCACATTGAGGATGATGATATTGGAATTGATAGGGATATTAGGATTATTGGTATTGAGCGAAAACTTGTAAATACCAACGATTACAACTTTGAACTGGCCGATACGGTAGAACCAACCCTTGTGAGCCAGATTTTAACCACCATTGAACGCACGGATGTGGTTCTGCAAATGAACAGACTACTAGACCCAGCAAGGGCAAGGCGTAACTACAAGGTTGTTCAGGAGCTGCAGAATGTTATTTTCGACCAGGATGGCTATTTTGATAATAGTAATATCAAGCCTTTTTCGATAGAAACCAACATGCTTTCGGTAGGCTCTAAAGGCCAGCAATTCTACACCGACTGCATGTTCAACACCAACTACATGGGGAACAAAAACAGCATAGTGGTTGGAAATGGTATTTTATCGCATTTCACCATAGAGGACGAAATTAGGAGTTGGACAATTACTGGGCTTAGCGAAACATTACCAGATGATAACCTGCGCTACATATACGTTAAATGTTTAAAGAGCGGAAATACAGGGCAAGTAATTTTATCAATAAACCAACTAGAAATTAACGAAGGCGCTTACTACAACTTTTTTGCAGGTGTGCTATCAAGCGTTATCGACAACGCCCGCCAGGTTTCGCTGCTGTTTGGATTTACAACAATAAATGGCAGATTTATAAAAACCGGAAGAATACAAAGCGCAGACAACCAGACCTACTTTGACCTCGATGCCGGGGTTATTAGCGGTAAAATAACCTTTCAATCTGGCTCGCAGGGCTACAATAACCTAGCCGATGCTCCGGACCTTTCGGTTTACTCATTACAGGCTGATGTTAACGCATTGGTGAGCAACTTGCAGGCGCAGATTGACGGACAGATAATGACGTGGTTCGATACCTATGTGCCGGCATTAAGCAACGCGCCGGCCACAAGTTGGACGACTGACACCGATAAGGATAAACACTTGGGCGACCTATTCTATAACAAAACTACAGGGCTGGGATACCGGTTCAGCAAAACTGGTACGGTTTACTCCTGGGAGCTTTTAAAAGACACGGATGTGGCTGTTGCCCTTGCCAATGCGGCAGCGGCACAGGACACTGCCGACGGTAAACGACGGGTATTCGTAGCGCAGCCCACCACGGCTGATGCTTACGATGTTGGCGACCTCTGGGCTAACGCCACGTACAGCCCAACCTACTCAAATGACCTGTTGAAATGCAAAACGGCTAAGGCCTCCGGGGTTGCCTTCAACATCGCGCACTGGGAAAAGGCGAGTAAATACACTGACGATGCTGCTGCAAATGCCGCTGCTGCTGCTGCTGCAAACGCCCAAACCGCTGCCAACACGGCTAACTCCCTTCTAGCCGACATTGCCTCCGATGGCAAGCTGACGCCATCGGAGAAGCAGGCGGTTAAAAAGGAATGGGACGTTATTCCTACAGAGATGGGGACAATCATGAACCAAGCGGATAATTATGGCATTACCTATTACGACTTAGAGGATAGATTTTATGAACTTGCAGATTACATAAATCCGCTCCTGGCTAACTTGACCGTAACGTCAGATATAGATGGCGCTACCTTCAGGCAAAAATTTAAGAACTACTACGATCAGAAAAATAGCGTGCTTAGCGCAATTTCTATCAGGGCGAAGGAGCTTGCCGACCTGGCGCAGCAAACGGCTGATAGCATAGCAATTGGCGGAAGCAACCTGCTGCCTAACTCCGAATCGCCCACCGGTTTTATAGCTTACCAAGGCTCATCGCTAACGGTAACGAACAACTACAGCATTCCGGAGTTCGGCACCACCAACGCCGTGCGCCTTCAAACAAGCGGGGGAACTCATGTTTTGAAAACATACAGGTACATAGTAAACGCAATGGAGAATGGGAGGGTGGTGTCGCTGTCGTTCTACGTAAAAAATCTCGGTACAGCCGACCTGGTGCTGTTCTCCAACATACAGAAGACAACAACAGTTGGCGCAGGGGTGGCGTTGAGGGTTAAGTGGGAGGGCTTGGTGGGTAACGGGGTAAACAGCCTGCAAATACAGCTCAGAGCGCCCACAACAGCCCAGAATGTTGATGCGGCAATATGGCGCATCAAGTTAGAAAATGGTAACCGGTGCACCGACTGGTCGCCTGCACATGAGGATATTGATGCTGCCGCAAACGCCGCTGCTGCTGCTGCTGCAAACGCCCAAACCGCTGCCAACACGGCTAACTCCCTTCTAGCCGACATTGCCTCCGATGGCAAGCTGACGCCATCGGAGAAGCAGGCGGTTAAAAAGGAATGGGACGTTATTCCTACAGAGATGGGGACAATCATGAACCAAGCGGATAATTATGGCATTACCTATTACGACTTAGAGGATAGATTTTATGAACTTGCAGATTACATAAATCCGCTCCTGGCTAACTTGACCGTAACGTCAGATATAGATGGCGCTACCTTCAGGCAAAAATTTAAGAACTACTACGATCAGAAAAATAGCGTGCTTAGCGCAATTTCTATCAGGGCGAAGGAGCTTGCCGACCTGGCGCAGCAAACGGCTGATAGCATAGCAATTGGCGGAAGCAACCTGCTGCCTAACTCCGAATCGCCCACCGGTTTTATAGCTTACCAAGGCTCATCGCTAACGGTAACGAACAACTACAGCATTCCGGAGTTCGGCACCACCAACGCCGTGCGCCTTCAAACAAGCGGGGGAACTCATGTTTTGAAAACATACAGGTACATAGTAAACGCAATGGAGAATGGGAGGGTGGTGTCGCTGTCGTTCTACGTAAAAAATCTCGGTACAGCCGACCTGGTGCTGTTCTCCAACATACAGAAGACAACAACAGTTGGCGCAGGGGTGGCGTTGAGGGTTAAGTGGGAGGGCTTGGTGGGTAACGGGGTAAACAGCCTGCAAATACAGCTCAGAGCGCCCACAACAGCCCAGAATGTTGATGCGGCAATATGGCGCATCAAGTTAGAAAATGGTAACCGGTGCACCGACTGGTCGCCTGCACATGAGGATGTGCAGGCCGAGATAGATGCCTACAGCTACTTGAAGGAGGCGATGCAAAACTCTACCGATATCCAAGGTGGTTTACTCTCCACCACCCTCATCAAGCTGGGGGCGGTGAACCAGAGCGGCAGCTGGGTGGAAAAAGCAGGGATAAATGGCGCTGGGGCGACAGATAATACGCCCAGGTTTTACGGAGGTGGAACGCTACTTCAAGCTATAAATAGAGTTGCTGGTCAGCTGACTGATGCCGCCAAGTTTGTTGTAACACAAGCGGGAAAAATTTATGCGATGGATGTAGAGCTGTTTGGTTCGCTTAGTACAGCGCCCCCGGGAGGGAAAAGAATATTTATTAATCAAGATGCCTCTGAAATTCAACTAATTGATGATAACGATGACGTGAAGGCTATGATAGGTTCAGAAACTATCCCATCTTTATCTTCTCTTCTTTCACCCAATAGTGTAAGTGTTTCGGCAGTTCAATCAATTTTATTTAACGCAACAAATACAAACGTAAGTCAGACAAAATTCTCAAATAATCTAGTTTTACCAAGCACATCTGACAAATATACCATAACAACTCCACCTATAAATTTTGATATTGAATGTAGTAATATAGATGGGCAAAGAGCCTGGGCTACAGTAAGAGCAAGGCTTATAACTCCTAGTGGTTATGTCGAACTTGGGATGGAGCAAATATCACTTAATGAGTTTGGTTATGACCACAAATCTGGTATTTTCCCTGCTAAAACATTTAATGGGATGCCTTATGGAACATATAAAGTTGAGCTTTGGGGATTTGGAGAAGGTACTTCATCAAGTTCGGAAGTTATAGTTCAGCTAAACATTTCAACGCCTAATGATACACTATCAGGCGTGGCTCTTGTTGAAATAAGCAGAATAAACAACAATGGTATGTTCATTATTTATGACGCCAACAACTATCTATACCAAAATCCAAATGCACTAAAAGAAAAAATGCAAAATGCCCCCGACAGACCGGGTTTTTTGCTGTCAGGAAGAGGGGTAAGTAGCGGTGGCGCCGCTGCATTATGGGGGGCTAAGAAACACGCATCAAATAGTGTAAAAAGAGTATCTGCTGGTACCTATACAGTTTACCATTCGATAGGTCATACTAATTATAGCGCTATTGTTAGCGTAATGGATGCAAGTAGAAGTATAAGATGGGCTGATCCGCAAACGGACAGGTTTACTGTTTACACATACAGCGGCACAACCCTTACGGATGCAAATTTTAGCTTCGCTGTCTTTGGTAACAACTAAAAAGCCGGGAATATTCCCGGCTTCAATATTTTAAATTTTCACACTTTCTACTTGCTAAATGGTATAAATGTAAACGCCTCGTTAAAAAGTCGGTAAACCTCCTCATAATCGCCATTGTTATAGGCATCCTCAATTAGAGCACGAGCATTAACGATAACCTCATCAGGAACCTGGGCAATAGTATCATTGTTATTATCAGTTATATAAACGTTAGTTGCATAGGTAAAATCTTTATAATACTCGCCATCCATAGTAATAATGCACACGCCCCAAAGTTTTAGAGCAGGAATATCGTAGTCTTTTTGTAAATCAGCAAAAGTAGATGAAATTTGCTGAATAGTTTCGTAGTACATATTACCAGCCCAGTGTGATTCATACTTAACGTTAACTCCATTTTCTACAACCTCAAGGGGAGTAAGTCCGGTAACAAAACCCTTTGCAGCTCCGCCCATATCGCCACGTAAAAGTATCATGGCGTTTGGGTCAACCTTGAATTTAGCAGGTGTAGGGTCATCACTACAGGCGACCGCTAGCACAGCCAGCATAAATAAATACACAATCTTTTTCATGTTTATCAGGTTTAAGTAGTTAATATTTATGTAAATATACGTAGTTTATTTCAAATATGTTTCCAACCCGATATTTAAAAACACTATCTTAGTTAAAATTAAATTTATTTTGCACAATTTGTTTTAAATTTATGTACAATTTGATTTTATGATTATATAGGATAAAAGTATTTTTTGGTGATTTTTTTTATTTTGCAAAAAAAAATTCTAAGTTTGTAGATGATTTACTGAAAAAATCGATGTTATTAACTA